GATAGACCCTCCAATCATGTGTTTATAGTATCACCTTGGTACAATTATAACAGATAAAACTAATTTCGTCAAACATTAGTGCGAATAAGATAAAACAGAATGGCTAATTTAAAATCATTACCCCGAGGCGGGAAATAGCGAAAATAATAATTTACGTCCGATAATGTATATTATGTTAAATTTTGGTATTTTATATGTAGAGGTAGTTATATAGATATGTACAAGCAAAAATCTATATTATTTAGTCGATTATGGCGTATGTTCCTCTAATTTTGGTGATTTTATCACACTTATACATTTTATTTACAGGGCAAAATTTGTATAGGTTTAGTAAATTGTCCGATAATGTTATTTTTTGCGAGGTGTGTTTTTATGCCGTTGCCTTTCAAGATTTATAATATCATTGAAGCCGATTCCGATGTTTCTAGATTGCAAATTTTTGTTGATTGGAAAACTCAAGAACTTCGTGTTGTATTTAATGATGATTACGACGGCTCTTTTCTTGCAAGACGTTTTAACGATTGCCGTGGATCTTCTTTAGATATTCGTCTTAATAGTGAGGTTGAAAAATGAGCCGTCATAGCGTACAACATTTATTTTCGCAAGTGCCTACAGCACAAATTCCACGTTCTAAATTTAATCGCTCGCACGGTTTGAAAACTACTTTTGATAGTGGCTATTTAGTGCCTATTTTTGTTGACGAGGTGTTGCCCGGTGATACTTTTCAAATGGATTGCACTCTTTTTGCTCGTGTCGCTACTCTTATTAGTCCTATTATGGATAATCTATACATGGACACTTTTTGGTTTTTTGTGCCTGAGCGTTTAGTGTTTGAAAACTTTCAGCGCATGTGTGGTGAACAAGATAACCCATCTGATAGCACGGATTTTATTTTTCCCACACTCAAAGCTCCTGCTGGCGGTTTTGAAGTTGGCAGCATTGCCGATTACTTCGGTTTACCTACTGGCGTTGAAAATTTAGAAGTTCGTGCGGAACCTTTCCGTTGTTATAATCTTATCTATAACGAGTGGTTCAGAGACGAAAACCTGCAGGATAGTGTAACTTTCACTAAAGCTGATTCTGACCAGTATTCTAATTACTCCCTGCTCCGTCGTGGTAAGCGTCATGATTACTTTACTAGCTCCCTGCCTTGGCCGCAAAAAGGTCCGGGCGTTGAGTTGCCTTTTGGCGGTAGTGCAAATTTGAGCCTTGATAATGCTTCTTTTAATATGCCTGCTGGTTATTTGTCCGACACTTCTAGTAGTAATTATAGAGGTTTTTTCCCCACTAATCTTTCTGCTGGTTCATCTAGTGGCAGAGGTTTTAACAATTACCAGACTAATACTATTTATGGTTTCGGTGCGGTTTCTCCTATTGATTTTCCTGTCAATTCTATCAGTGGTGTTTCCGTTGATTTAACTTCCGCTACTTCTATTACTATTAATCAATTCCGTGAAGCCTTTCAGATTCAACGCTGGTATGAACGTGCTGCACGTGGCGGCACTCGCTATACGGAAATAATTCGCAGTTTTTTCGGTGTTGTTAGTCCTGATGCCCGTTTACAGCGTCCTGAATACCTTGGTGGTTCTTCCAATCGTATTGATGTTAATGTCATCCCTCAGACATCTGGCACGACTGATGTCAGTCCACAAGCTAACCTTTCTGCTTTCGCTGTTGGTACTAATGGTCGTGGTAATGGCTTTACTAAGAGCTTTACCGAACACGGCTGGATTATTGGTTTGGTTAATGTTAGAGCTGACTTGACTTATCAACAAGGTATTAACAGGATGTGGACAAGGTCAACTAAGTTTGACATGTACTGGCCTACATTTGCTTTTTTAGGTGAACAACCTGTGTATAATAAAGAGATTTACGCACAAGGTAACACCACGGATGACGAGGTATTTGGTTATCAAGAGCGTTACGCCGAGTATCGTTACTCGCCTAGCCAAATTACTGGCAAGTTCCGCAGCACTTACGCCCAGAGCTTGGATAGTTGGCATTTAGCACAGAAGTTTGACAATTTGCCTAAACTTAATGCTGAGTTTATCGTTGATAATCCTCCTGTTGATCGTATAGTAGCCGTACAAGATGAACCACAGTTCTTACTTGATTGTTGGTTTAATCTCTCTTGTGTGCGCCCAATGCCTGTCTATGGTGTGCCCGGACTCATGGATCATTTTTAATGGAGGTGTTAATTTGAATGATTTGCAACTTTCAACTGTATGTATCGTATGTTTGTGCATTATCGTTGTGCTTCGTTCTTTTGGTTTAATTTGAGGTGATTTGCTTTGAGTTTTCTTGCTAGTATTGGCTCTAATATCCTAGGTACTGCTGTTAATACTCTCGCTGGTCATTGGTCAGCAAAGCAGAATGCTAAGCTTTCTAAAGATGTTTGGAGATTTCAGCAACAAAATGCCCATCAATTCGAAGTGCAAGATTTGCGTGCCGCTGGCTTGAATCCTATACTTTCTGCAAATAATAGCCAAATTGCTGGCGTTAGTTCTGTTTCGTCTCCTAGTGTATCTGATAATGGTGCTTTTTCTAGTGTTGTCCAAGCCGCCAGTGCCAAAGAGCTTAAGAAGATGGATTTAGAAAACGAGCTTTTAAAAACAAAAGTTGATGCAGCTAAAAATGGTCTTAGGCTTAATGATGATGGTAGTATTGAACGTTCTGCGGCTGATAGAAGATTTGGTGCTGAAACTGCTAATATTGAGTCTGATACCAATCTTAAAGATATTACCGCAGGTTATACTTCTTCTAAACAAGTTAATGAGGAAAATCTTAATAAAGCTACTATTGCTCATATACGTAACCAAATGGCTAATGAAACTCGTTTGACGGATGCCCAAATTAGCCGTATTGAATCTCAAAAGGCTGTTGATATGGCTACCATTCATACGCTTGCTGCACAAGCTAAACAAGCTATTTCACAGTCAGGTTTGCTAGATAAAGAAAAAGAGTCTATACAAGCTGATTTAGATTCCTATGTTACTAAACTTGCTAATCTTTCCGCTAAACAACGCTATGAACTCTTGTTAGCTGGTCAACGTGGTGAAAATGTCACTGGTGGTCTTAATGATTTTGGTTTTGTTATGGATTTGCTTAATCCTTTCCAATCTTTCGGCACTTCAGCCGGCAAGATTCGTTTCGGTAGCCATAAGTGAGGTGATTACATGAATAAATGGTTTGCTGGTCTGTTTACTGCTGTTGGTGCTTTTGTATCCTATATTTTGCAAGTAACTTTAGGAGGTAATTAACATGTCTAAACGTCGTAAAATGACTCGTCGAGGTAGTAAGAAACTTTTTACTGCTACCGCTGATAAAACTAAAAGTATTAATAATGCTCCGCCTCCTATGCGTGGCGGTATTAGGCTTTAGTCATGGTATGCTATCATCCAATAGCTGCGTATAGATGGACTAAATTAAAGCCTAATGGTAAAGCTTGCATCTCATTTCAACAGCCTAATCTTTATAAATTCAAAAATCATGTTGATTTTGAAGAAATGTTCCTTCCCTGTGGCCAGTGTATTGGCTGTCGTTTGGAGCGTTCCAGACAATGGGCAATAAGATGTATCCATGAAGCTTCTTTTCATTCGGGAAATAGTTTTCTCACACTAACATATAATGATGATAATATACGTTGGTCTCAAGTTACTGGTGAGCAGACGCTATACAAGCGTGATTTACAGCTTTTTATGAAACGCCTTCGCAAAGCTTTGGAGCCTATCAAGGTACGTTTCTTTGCTTGTGGTGAGTATGGCGATACTACCCACCGCCCGCACTATCACGTTATTTTGTTTGGATATGATTTCCCTGATAAAGTTCGTTGGTCAAGGTCTAACGCCGGCTTTTGGTATTATCGTAGCTCCCAATTAGAAAATATATGGCAGCTTGGTAACTGTCTTATTTCTGATGTTAGTTTTGATTCATGCGCCTATGTTGCTAGGTATGTCTTGAAGAAGCAGACTGGCGAAGCCGCTAAAAGTGCTTACGAAGGTATTCAGCCTGAATTTGTTAATATGAGCCGTCGCCCTGGTATTGGTGCTGATTGGTTAATGAAGTATACTAGTGATGTGTACCCAGCTGATAGAGTTATTATAGTTGACCGTGACAAAGTGCGTAAATTGCGTCCACCGAAATACTATGATAAACTTTTTGACGCTATAAACCATGATGAAATGGAAATAATTAAACAAAAACGTATTGAAAAAGCAAAAGAGCATGAGCAGGAAATATTTGAAGCTGGTCGCTTGGCTGCTAAAGAAAAAGTAAAGTTAGCTCAGATTAAGAGCTTAAAAAGGAGTCTTGAATAATGAAAATTTATAGTCTGTATGATAAAAAAGCTTTAGTTTATTCTCCCTTGATGTGTTTCGAGGATGAAGTAAGCGCAGTTCGTACCGCCGAACAGATTGTGATTAATGGTGATACTCTGCCGAGTAAATACCCTAATGATTTTGTTCTTGTGTATTTTGGTGATTATGACTTGAAGACAGGTGAGTTTGAGCTTGTCGATATTCCTAAGTCTATCGTTGAGCTGGCTAATTTCATCCAGCGTGATATTGAGTGTGAACGCTAATAGCGTGAAACACTCAAAACACGCTTGCCGCCGGCATGGCCGTAAAGGAGTTTAATATGCCTAAATTTAAAACGATTTTTGACACGTACCATGAAAAACAAGGCATTGAGTTTTTGCAGCCGTCTTTGACTGTGCAGGCTGAAGAACCTAATTGTAATATCAATAATATAATGCAGCGTTACGCTACACAAGGTATTTTACCGCCTACTAATGGAGCTGAAGCACAATATGCTGATGTATCTAATATTGGTGACTATATGGAGTGCTTGCAAGTAGTACAGAACGCCCAGCAAGCTTTTGATAATTTGCCAAGTGCATTACGCAAAGAGCTTGACAACAACCCCGCTAATTTGGTATCTTTTATTCAAGACCCTGCTAATAAAGAAAGGTGTGTTGAGTTTGGATTGCTTAATAAAGAAGTTATGGAAGTTCCTAAAGTTGTTGTTACTCCTGTTAGCAATAGCGTGGAGCCTAATGCTAATCCTAGGAATGATTAGCGTATTAATTTTTTAGTTTTCCTCCTGCAGAACGCCAGCGGTTAGCCGTTGGCGTTTTTGTTTATGCGATACATTAGCTGAGGGACTGGGAACAGTTACCTACTTGACGTAACTGTTCCCAGTGACACCAATCGAGACGGGTCTCGATGTGTCAGGTGCATAATTACTCCGTTAATTTGCATAAAAATTTATTTTCATTCCGCTATTGTATATTATGTTAAATTTTGCCGCTTTCTGACGAAGGTAGCAGAATGCTTTTGATAGTTTGTATCTGCCTACGTAAAGAGCTTGACAATAACCCTGCCACCTTGGTACAATTTATTCAAGATGAAAGGAATAAGAAGAGGTGTTATGAGCATGGTTTACCCAATCATCACGTATCTGATAATCCTGATGTTATTGTTTTTCCTAATTTGCCTGATAATCAATCGGAATCTTTCGCACAAGCCGGACGACAGAAAGGATGACGATGATGATGATGATTTTATGGGTTGGGATTAG